AGTAAAAATTATTAACCAAAGAAATCAATTAGTTAAAATTTTAACCCAATTGAAAAAACAAGTAACTCAGATAGATAAAACAACAAACCCTCTTAAAACACTAGTAATAACCTTAACCACAGCTACTAAACTCCTTAAATTAGCACCATTGCCGGTTGCGTTTGGCTCCCCAGCTATTGCACTTCCTTTAGGAACTATAGTAACAGCAGGAAATACTTTAAGTAAATTAGATACTAAAATTAGTGGGTTTGCATCACTTATCCTTACGTTTAATGCTATAGTTAAATATATACTTAAAACTATAGATGAAATATTAGCCCAATTAAAAATGTTAGATGCATTAGTAGAAAAATGTGCTGCTGAAAATGCTACAGCTGAAACTGCTGCCGCAGCCGCTGCTGCTACTGTCGCCAACCAAGCATCAAATAATGGTGCTCCTGCACCTTCTATAAACACTGCAAATGCTAATTTAATTTTAAATAATTTACTAAATGCTGAAGAAAGCACACTAATAAATAACTTACAATCTCCAAATAAAAATGATACTAACACTTATAAAGGATTTGTGCTAGAAGTATTACTAGATGATAAAAATGATACTCGTTTTCCTAAACGATACGCCGTAGCTAAAACTCCTGGAGGTGTTGTAGTTTTGCGAGGAGAATCATCATTTAGCTCATCAGTTGACGTGCTTTTGGATGAAATTAAATTTATAATTGATAGAGATAATTTAAAACTATAATATTTATAACAAATGAAATCAACAGAATTAAAAAGTTTAATCAAAGCAGCCGTAAAAGAAGCAATTCAAGAAGAATTGAAAGACATTTTACTGGAAGCAGTTCGCAGCAACAAACAACCAATCCAAGAATCTTACAAACCAAATGACAATAGAACATTAAGTTTTAATACTAATTCTATACCTCACCAACCAGCTAAATCACCAGGTGATACTAAAAAAGCATATATGGATATATTAGGTGAAATGGCTCAAGGTCCTAAATCTGGATTTGAAGGTGAATTTAAAGTACAAGGCCCTATAGATCCAATAAATGGTTCATTACCTGAAGGACAATTGGGGTTAGACCAAATAATGGGATTATTTAAGAAATAATGGCATTTAACGCTAGAAAAATATATCCTTTAGATACTAAACCAAGTATAGCAGTTGGTATAGGCTTACCATTTAATGGACCTGCTGTATTTAATTCTACTTATTTAACTAAAGATGCTATAAAATCTAATTTAATTAATTATTTTCTTACAGATAGATACGAGCGTTATTTAAATAATAATTTTGGAGCTAATTTGAGGGCTTTTATTTTTGAACAAATTAATAACGATAATTTATCATTATTAAAAGAAGACATTCAATCTAAAATTAATCAATATTTTTCTAATATAAATGTTACTAGTTTAGAATTAAATTCTCTCCCAGACACTAATGAAATTACTGTTAAATTAACATATAATATTCCCAACACTAATATATCTGATAAGATAGAAATTACTTTTTAATAAATGGCTGATAAAAAAGATATAAAATATTTAAACCGCGACTTTAATTCATTTAGAGCCGCCCTCATAGATTATACTAAAACATATTTCCCTACCACTTACAATGACTTCAGCCCAGCATCTCCTGGAATGATGGTTATGGAAATGGCAGCATATGTTGGTGATGTGTTATCATTTTATTTAGATAATCAAGTACAAGAAACATATTTACAATATGCTAGACAAACAAATAACTTATTTGAATTAGCATATATGTTTAATTATACTCCTAAAGTAACAGGAGCCGCAAACACAACATTATCAGTTTATCAATTATTACCTTCTAAATTAAGTGGAAGTACTTATATTCCTGATTTTGATTATACTTTAAAAGTAGGTAGAAATGCATCTGTAACTTCTACTTTAGTAGGAGTAACTTCATTTATAACCCAAGATAGCGTTGATTTTTCAGTTTCAAGTTCTTCTGATCCAACCGAAATAACAGTATATCAAATATCATCTGGTAATCCTACATTTTTCTTATTGAAGAAAGAAGTAGAAGCAGTGTCTGCTACTATTAATACTACAACATTCTCATTTGGTAGTCCACAACAATTTCCAACTGTAATAATAAACAATGATAGAATTATAGGGATATTAGATATAGTAGACAATGAAGGAAATGTATGGTATGAAGTTGATCATTTAGCTCAAGACACAGTTTACCAAACTATAAAAAATACTAATCCAAACGATCCAAATAATTTTCAAAATGTTGGTGATGCACCTTATTTATTACAATTAGAACAAGTACAAAGACGTTTTGTATCTAGATTTATAAATTCTGGTTCAATGCAATTACAATTTGGAGCTGGAACTTATAATGACGCGGATGAAACAATTGTTCCTAATCCTGACAATGTAGGTTTAGGTTTACCATTTGGACAAAGCAAATTAACAACAGCATATAGTCCTACTAATTTTATATTCACAAATACTTATGGTATTGCTCCTTCAAATACTACTTTAACAGTAAGATATTTAACAGGAGGTGGAGCTTCATCTAACGTTCCTTCAAATACTTTAACTCAAATATCTGGAGATATCCAATTCTTAAAAAATAATCTTAACTCTACTACTGCAAATACAATATTTGCTTCTTTAGCTGTAAATAATTTGGAAGCAGCTAGTGGCGGTAGTGATGGTGATTCAATAGAAGAATTAAGACAAAATACTATATCTAATTATAGTACTCAATTAAGAACAGTTACTCAAGATGATTACTTAATTAGAGCTTTAAGTATGCCTCCTATATATGGAGACATAGCTAAAGCATTCATTGAACCTACAAAATTAGAAAACCTGGGAGTAGGTGAAATCCCTTCAGTACTAGATTTATACATTTTAACTTATAATTTAAATGGAAATTTAGATTCTGCTTCATCTACTGTAAAGCAAAATTTATCAACTTATTTATCTCAATATAGAGTAATTGGTGATTCAATTAGAATAAAAGATGCATTTATAATTAATATAGGTGTAAATTTCGATATTATTGTTTTACCTGATTACAACAACAATGATGTACTTAATAACTGTATTATAGCACTACAAGATTATTTTGCTATTAGTAAATGGCAAATCAATCAACCTATTATAATAAGAGATCTTTATATTTTATTAGATAGAATAGAAGGTATTCAAACAGTTAAAAATATTGAAATAGTAAATAAAGCAGGAACTAGTTTAGGATACTCTCAATATGGATATCCAATAGCAGGAGCTACTTATAATAATGTAGTTTATCCTTCATTAGATCCTTCAATTTTTGAAGTACGTTACCCTAACCAAGATATTCAAGGACGTGTAGTACCACTATAAATTTAAAATAAAAAATGGCAGTTTATAAAATATTTCCTAGTAAAGACACAACATTATACTCTCTATATCCTGACAAAAACACAGGACTAGATTCTATATTAGAGATTTACAACAACACCCACTACACTAACCCATTATATATTTCATCAGCTGAAGTAGCAAGATCATTAATTGCTTTTGACACAGATGAGATAGTAGATGTTATAGATAATTTAATTAGTGGTTCTCAATGGCAATCAAATTTAAGATTATTTAACGCTAATACAACTGGAATAACTACTAATACAATTTTATTTATTCATCCTTTAGCTGAAGATTGGGCAAACGGAACAGGTAAATCTGATTATGTACCTGATGTAGAAGATGGAGCTAGTTGGAAATGGAAAAATTACAATGGTGGAACAGCTTGGGCTACTTCTTCTTTTGGATCCTACAGAACTGCTTCATTCTTACCTTCAAATCCTGGAGGTGGAGTTTGGTATACTGGTTCTTCAACTGGTTTACAATACACAGTTACTCAATCATTTGGAATTAGAAGCCCTAAAGATATTAATTTAAATATTAAAGATATAATTTCTTCTTGGTACTCAGCAAGTATAAGTAATTATGGAATTATATTAAAATGGAGCTCAAGTATTGAATACAACCAAAGTGCATCAGTAGAACCTGATATGAATTTATTTTCAATTGATACTCATACTATTTATCCTCCACAATTAGAGTTTAGATGGAATGATTATTCATTTAATACTGGGTCAAGTGGTCTTTCATTTATATCTTCTTCACAAATTGTAGCTACACTACCTAATAATAAAAATGCCTTTAATCAAGAAAGTATAGAAAAATTTAGATTAGACGTGCGTCCTCAATATCCCCCTCGTACATTCCAGACATCATCTTTCTATATAACTAATTATTATTTACCAACAGCATCTTATTATGCTGTTAAAGATTTAGATACTAATGAGTTTATAATAGATTTTGATACAACTTATACTAAAATAAGTGCTGATAATCAAGGTAATTATTTTAAAATATATATGAATGGTCTTGAACCTGAAAGATATTATAAAATTTTAATTAAGACTTTAATAAATGGAGAAACATTAATTTTAGATGATAATTATTATTTTAAAGTAATAAATGGATAAATTAAATTTAAATAAAACTGTTTTTGAAAGAAAACAATACACTAATGTAATTGATAATTCATTTACTCAATTAGTTCCTCCTCCAACAACTGTTGTTGAAGAAACTACCGAAAGTAAAGTAGATGCTTTCTTCAACCAATATCAAGAATTATTTTACGATATTCCTAAAACTGGAGAAACTAATTCACATGAATATCTTGTAAAACAAAGTAGTGAATATATAGATTATCAATTTATAGATGAAGATGTTCAAGCTTTACTAGATGAAATTTCATCTTTAAGACAAGAAAATTTAGACTTAAATCAACAAATAATAGACCTGACTACTAAAAGATAATGGCTAACAATATAGTAAACATACAATCTGTTAACCCAGATACTTTAGAATTTCAAACATATCAATCCTCAGACAGTGAATTAATATCTAGTTTTAATATTGAAGATATTGCGTTTACTTCTAGTTACAATAAAATTGAGTATTATGTTTTAGATGCTAATCA